ACGCTAGCTGAGGCGACTTAGCTGAGAGCCAAGGCTTAGAGAAGAGGGCGATTCTCAGAAATCGTGTTTTTAATGTATACAAGGGGTTAGAGATCACTGTCTGTAAGGTAGCTTACAATTAAAAAAGATTTATTAAGGAGAGTAATGATTTTAAGGAAGTGAAAAAATTTTAGTTAGCTGAAAATTGGGAACATGAAGAAGGCTCATAGTACTAACAGAGATTGTTGACATCGTATGAATATGTGTGAATAATTAGTTACTGTTAACTCAGAGTCACAGAAGTATGATACGTGTGAAGTACAGTTCACGGAATAGGGGATGAGGAATGGGACGACCTAAAGTAACCAAGAACCAGCCTAAGCCTATCTATCTAGACGACATAACTGAACAAACTCTCCGTTTACAGAAGAAAACTCTGGATAGGTTAGAGATTTGGTCTGATAAGATTGATAAAACTGGCGACCCGACCGGGTTTGACATCGACTTTGCTAAGGAATTGTCAAATGTCACCCGCGCCCTAGCTACAGTTTTGAAAGAAGCTCGTGCGCTGAATAAGGAAAACGCGGCTGCTGCGGCTAAGTTAGGGCCGACCCAGAAACGGAAGCTCCTCATGGATTGGTTTGAGAGCCAACCGTTTGAGGTGAAGCGAGGAATGCTCTTCCAGATGACCCAGATCTGTAATGCTGAAAGAGTTGAGGTTAGCCAGGGGTGATAGGAATCCGCCTAGCGAATGAAGAGGATATGAAGTTTGTCCGGCATAGCTGGGTAGAATCATTCAGATGTTCCCATTACGCAGGCGTCATCCCCATGAAGGACTACTTCTCAATCTACCACAGAGTCCTCAGTGAACTGATGGAGAGGGACGGCTTCTCGGCGATTGTAGCGTACAACCACACGGAAACTTCGCAGATTTTTGGATTCCTGGCATGTGAATCAGGGTTCACAGTCCCGCTCGTTCACTACACTTATATAAAAGAGGACTTTCGGAGACTCCCCCAGAAAGACCCGACCTTCAAAAAAGGTATCGCCACCATGCTGATGGAGAAGATGGGCATCCTGCCGAAAGAACCATTTTACTACACATTCAAGACTGGGGCCTTCTACCGACTCACCAAGTGGGGAGGTCCGTGGAGCGGAGGCATCTTTAAGCCCCTCTACGCCAGATTCCCCGAAGAAGAAGCGAAAACCCACGATTTAGAGCAATCAAACCTAATAAAGAAAGAGGACAGGAAATGCGCGTAGAGACAGTCGGATTTATAAGCAGGGTGAGATTCCCAGACGGCAAAGTTGAGCTGTCTATCAGCCTAAAAAATACCCACCATAAACTCTCCTACGAAATTACCGTGGATGTGAAATCACAGATCATTACCATCCAATCACTGAAGACTCCCTACTGGAGCATGATCATTCCTATGACAAATTGCGCGTTTATCCACCTTGGGGAAGTGGACGCAGTATCACCAAAAACACGCCCCACCACAGAAGAAATTAATCCAGCCATTACAGCCCAGCGTAAAAGGATGCGGCCTCGGCCAGCCAAAAATCTATGATCCAGGGCTCCCAAACATTTGATGTATTCCGGGAAATTGCCGACGAAGCGCAGGTGTTCTCTCCGTCAAGAGATAGGGATAAAGCCGAGCTAATCAAGGGACTACTATTTAAACCCCAAATAGATTTTTTAGAGGATAAATCGAGGCGTAAGACGCTTCTCTGTCCCCGTAGAGCTGGAAAATCCTTCTCGGCAGCTGTCTATTTGATGGTTACCACCCTGTCACGCCCTTCAAAGTGCAATTCTCTGTACGCTACCCTTACGAAAGGCTCTGCAAGAGGCATCCTATGGCCGCTTTTAAAGCAGTTTTCAGAGGATTATGAGCTAAATTGCCACTTCCATAACACCCAACTGATATGCACTTTCCCCGGTGGGCAGCGTAAAATCACCCTCACAGGGGCCGAATCAAGGGCTGAAATCGATAAATTGAGGGGCCAGGCATACGATCTGGTCATTGTTGATGAGTGTAAGTCCTTTCCGACCGATGTTCTAACTGAATTGGTTCGCGAGGTCATCGGACCCGCTTTGAATGACAATTTAGGGTCAATGATCCTTATGGGGACTCCAGGAAATGTGTTGGCCGGTGTGTTTTATGAAACAACGAAGCCAGCGTCCAAACTGATGAGGCCATGGAAGAATCGGAAGAAACACGTCGCAAAGAGGTGGAGTGGGCACTCCTGGAATATCCAAGAGAACATCGCCCAGCCTCATCTCTGGGATGCATGTCTTGCCGACAAGGAATCCTACGGGTGGAGCGATGACAACCCCATCTGGAAAAGGGAGTACCTGGGTGTTTGGGTAAGTGATGACGATGCGTTCGTCTACAAATTTGATGAGACAAAACATACCTGGGAGAAAGACCCAGAATCTAAAAATGAATTTGGTCTACCTGATGCACATGAGTGGAAATACCTCATGGGGTGTGACTTAGGCTATGACGACCCGTTCTCTTTGGTGGTGGTGGCCTATGCCGAGACTTCTAGCGAGCTATACCACGTGTACGATTATAAGGAGGCATCACTCACCGTTTCTGACATTGCCAGGGTCATAAAGGAAACTAGAAGCATCTTTGGTGATTTTGAGGTGATGGTGGGCGATAGGGGTGGTTTGGGTAAGATGGTCCTCGCTGAGTTGAGTGAGCGCCATGAGCTTCATATTGAGCCTGCCGAGAAAACAGAGAAGCGTGACTTCATCGAACTCCTAAACAGCGACATGGTTGAGGGGCGCATTAAGATTCTGAATGATTCAGAATTGTCTATGGAGATGAATTATCTCGTCTGGGATGAGCATGGGCAGAAAGAGGATAGAGCGTGTGCAAACCATACCTGCGATGCGTTCCTCTATACCTGGCGCTATTCATTCCATAACTTTTCTCGCAACATGAAAAGACCATCGCTCCCAGGGACGAAAGAGTTTTGGGAAGACAAGTTTAAAGCAGAGCGTGAAGCAATCTACGCCCGTAAAAGAAACAGAGACAAAGGTGACTATTTCCAGGACCTGGAGAAGTCTGCCATTAATGAGACTGGCTACGAGGATGAAGAATCATGGACAGTACCGTTTTAGATGACTTGAGTGCCGTGGTGGCGTTTATGAGGGAAAATGGTGTGCTCCATTATAAGCAAGGCGATTTGGAGTTAACTCTCCATCCGTCTGCTCTTGAACCACCCGCTGGTGATTTTGACTTTGGCGAGATGGACCCTACGACCACACCTAAATCCTACGCGAGCGACTACGACAACCCGATGTTGTACCCGGATGGCAAAGACCCCATCCAAGACCAACGTGAATGGCTCAAGGAGCAGGATGAAAAAACATCGATAGGACTTAACCAATGATGGAAAAATTTTGGTGGGAAGAGGATGACGACAAGATCCACGAAGCGGTCATTGCCTACGTGGAGAGTCTTGAAGCATCCCAGAGCTACATTCATGAGCTAAATATTAGGAATGCGAGGCTCTACTCCAATGTGGACCTACTCGGTTTGGATTGGACACTAACGCAGCGCGATTACTCAAGGAAGTCTTTAGGTCGCGTTACTGAGAACCTAGTCCAGTCTGCATGCGATACTGCAACGTCAATTATCGCTGGGAACAGGGCTAGAGTCACTTTCCAGACTGATGGGGCCGAATTTAGTGTCCAGCGTAAAGCGAGGATATTGGAGAAGTGGGTTGAAGGTAAATTTGATGAAACGGAGTTCCATAAACAGGCAACGCGCTGTTTCAGGGATTCTGTCATCTTCGGTACCGGTGCGTTGAAGATCTACGAGCACCTTGGTGAAATTTTCTGCGAACGAGTTCTGATTGATGAGATTAAGATTGATGAGATGGAGTGTAGGTCGGCAGACCCTCGCCAGATGCACCATGTGAAGTTTGTGGACAAGGAAGTCCTAAAAGCTGACTTCCCGGACCATGAACAGGCGATTGATGAATCCACCAAGGAACAGTATCGCCAATCCAATACACCTTATAGGAATATCGACTCAAACACAGCCGTATGCGTCGAGAGCTATCATTTACCTAGTGCTAAGGGAGCGGGAGATGGAAAACGAGTCATTTGTGTGGATGGCGCGACACTTCTCTCAGAGGCATGGAAGAAACCCTATTTCCCGTTCCTTTTCTATAGGTGGAATGAACCAGTTTGCGGATTTTACGGCCAGGGACTGGCAGAGCAGCTTACAGGCATTCAATTACGAATAAACCAGTTAAATCATTTTATACAGAAGGCCCAGGATCTGATCGCAGTCCCGCGTATTTTTGTCGATATTGCTTCCAAGAATCTGAAGATGCAAATCAACAATGAGATCGGTGCCATCATTCCCTACCGTGGAAAACCACCCATCTTTCACACTGCCCAGGCAGTCTCGGCTGAGATCTATCAATATAAGGAGTCTCTCTGGCGGCGAGGATTTGAAGTCGCCGGAATCTCCCAGCTGAGTGCAACGAGTAAGAAACCAGCCGGTTTAGAGAGCGCCGTTGCGTTGCGGGAATATAATGACATCGGAGCACAGCGGTTTTCTTATAACGCTCAAGAGTTTGAAAAGCTCTCCCCCCAGGCAGCGGAGCGTTTCATTGATATTGCCAGGGACATCCAGGCTAGAGGCGGTGAGTGTAAGAGTGTATTCCACGCGAAGAAATTAGTGGAGAAAATTTGTTTTAAGGAAGCCGCTATTGATGACGGCACCTACAGAATTCGTTTAGAACCAGCCTCCATTCTCAGCCGGACCCCCGCAGGCAGATCCCAACAGGTTGTTGAGTGGGCGCAAAGCGGAATTATCGATACCAACGAGGCAAGACGACTCTTAAACCACCCTGACTTAGAGCGCACCGCCGACATTGCGAACGCAGCCATCGAGGACATTGAAGCAACCATCGAGGATCTTCTCGACGGCAAGTATGACCCACCTGAGCCCTATCAGGACTTAGCGATGGGTATGAAGCGTGTCCAGCTTGCTTACTTGAAGGCCCGAAGAGATGGAGCGCCCGAAGAGATTTTAGAGAACATGCGTCGGTGGATTGAAAGCGCCGACTACGAATTGAAGTTGGCCCAACAGGAAGCTGAAGCCGAGATGATGCAGCAGCAGCAGGCAATGATGGAACAACAGGCGATACAACAACAAGTGATGGCCCCAGTTCAAGAACAGGGAGGCCAACCCCAAGCAGCACTAGCGCCATCGGCGCAATTATTAAGACCGACAGGAATCCCGACATAAGAAGGTAAAAAAAAAATGGAAGCGAACCAAGAAAATAGTGCAGTAGATGAGGGGGCGAGGCTCCAGGCCGCTATTGAGGCAATGAGCCCGACCGTGGAAACTGAGGAAGCACCCGTAGAAGAAGAGGCTGCGCCAGAAGTAGATGTGAGTGATAATGGAATCCCACTGGACGGTGACCAACCTACAACGCCAGGCGAAGACAACATTGAGGCTAATGCTGAGGAACCGGAAGCAGAATCATCTAAACTTGCCAGCCTAGCAAGGCGCGAACGTCGCTCCAGGGAGCAGGCCAAGGATCGCGAAGACAAGATCACTGCTAAAGAGAAAGACCTGGAAAACAGGCTCCAGAAAGCTGCCGAGATGGAAACTACGCTTGCTGGCTTAAAGGATAACTTTAAGTATGATCCTGTCCGTGCCTTGAAGGATCTGGGGATTGAAGAAGGGTACGCAGACGTTGCTTCTGCTCTTTATGATGAAGAGCTTGGGGAGGACGCCCCTGCGGGGAATAAACAATCCAGAGAGATTAGAGAGCTTAGAGATAGGCTCCATAAGTTTGAGGAAGACCAAGTATCAGCCGCTGAGAAACAAAAAGAAAATACCCAGAAAGCGGAGACTGAAGCCTTCCAACGAAAATATGTAGGTGAGATGGAGTCCTTCATGGGCGCATCAGAAAGTCTCGCCTACGCGGATGCGTTCTACCAGAACAATCCAGAGGACGCTGTTCAAGCTATGTACTCCATAGCCTATAACGCGGCACTGGAAAATCCGAGCGCGGAACTACCGACACCAACACAACTAGCAGAAGCCTTAAACCAAAATTTAGAGACAACTCTCGCGCCAGTGATTGATGCAATCTTAGCAGCGCGGAACAAAAAATCAGAAGTTGAAACCCTAGGCGAAGAAGAACCAATCGCCCCCACGGAAACTAAAACGCTAAGAAACGCGCAATCGCGCAGAACACAAAAACAATCACCCGCAGTGACCGAGGATGAGCGCATTAGACGCGCACTCCAAGCGTTGACAGCGGACTAGGAGATGAAAGATGCCCACAGCAGCAACTGGCTATACGAGTCTTAGCCAAACTTCATTTGATGCAATGTTAAAAGAGCTGTACCCCGCAGGGGTGCCGCAGAACGTGGCAATGAAACGCCACCCATTTATGTCCATGGTTAGAAAAGTGGACGACTTTGAGGGTGACAACCTCGTTATCCCAATTTACTACGGCAACCCAGGCGGTCGGTCTGCGACGTTTGGAGATGCCAAGGACAACACCCAATCTTCCCGTTCCGCAAAGTGGAACCTCACCCAGATGAGCGACTACGCAGTTATCCAGATTGAAGCTCTTACAATCCGGTCCTCGCGCTCAAATAAAGGTGCGTTCGTTAACGCACGTAAGACTGAGATCGATATGATGTTGAAAGGTCTTGGTAACTCGGCAGCTCACGCACTCTATCGTGATGGTTTTGGCTATATTGGGATAGTAGAGGGCGAACCAGGCACCGACACTGACTTTGTGTTAACCGATACAGACGACGCACGGAATTTCGTAGTGGGTCAACACATCAAGTGGACATCGGCATCGGATGGGTCGGGCGAGATCGATGGTGGCGACACCCGTGAAGTGACCAAAGTAGACGAATCGACAGGGACCATCACGGTTGCGTCCGCGATTGACGTCACCATCGCAGCCACCCATTACATTTGGGCAGTGGGTGACAATGACACCACCGGAGCCGCAACGAAAATGACTGGGCTTGCCGGTTGGATTCCTTTGACGACACCCGCAGGGGGCGACTCGTTCTTTGGTGTAAACCGTTCGGTTCATGCGAATCGCCTTGCTGGCCAGCGTTTGAATGCAACGGGTAACTCTATCGAAGAGAATATCCTGACCATCTCTGAGGACATTGTTCGTCAAGGTGGAGCACCTGAGAAGTGTTTCATTTCGCACGGCAACTTCTCTAACTTGGTTAAGGGTCTTGGTACTAAGGTTGAGTACAATGGCGCTGGCGGAAAAGCAGATGTTGGCTTTGGTGGAGTGCAAATTCACACCTCTGCTGGCCCCGTAATGGTACACCCTGACCCGGATTGTCCTTCTAATCGTGGCTATGTGCTACAAATGGACACCTGGCAATTACACCATCTGGACGGATTCCCCCACATCGATACGATTGATGGGAACAACTCCCAGCGTCTTGTTTCGTCGGATGGCGTTCAGATCCGTGCTCGTTATTGGGCGCAACTGGCCTGTATCGCTCCTGCATGGAATGGCGTTTTCGCTATCTAGTTAGCCTGAAAGGAGGCAAATAATGTCTAAGACAACTTTGTACGACGTTCGAGCCGATGGTAAGGCGTATGTTATTATCGCGGGACGCTTCGCTCACCCGACCACTGTCTCGTCAGGGCTAGGGTTTACTGTTGTAGACCATGCCAGTCTTGGCAGATACGACATCACCTTTGATGACCAGTATAGCGGGTTTATCTCTTGCGTAGCTTCGCTTGAAGCTGACAGTGGAGAAGCTATCGATGGGTGGACCGTATTGACATCGACATACACGGCTGGAGCTAATCCAACACTGTCAGTGTGGGTGTCCAATGAGAACGAAGGTGTGGCCGACTTGGTAGCAGATTCGTATTGCAACTTCATTGCGGTGTTCCGTAATACAACGGTGACGAAGTAATGCCAAAAGCTAGCGGAATGTTAGCTCTACTAATCGGGGGTGGTAAAACACCTCCGGTTAGCCTGGCTGGCCCAAAGAAGAAGAAAACCAGTGGATCTTCCAGGGATGATTTGAAGGCAGCGGCACGTGACTTCGCAGATGCGAAAGACGATGATGCCAGAGTAGACGCTTTATTGGCGTTTCAAGATCTATCCAGGGATTACAACAGAGACTAGGAGAACGAGATGGCCCGTACCTTTACGCTAGTACAACTCCGGACGAAGGCACGAGAACGTGCGGATATGGTGAATTCTTCATTCATAACTGACAGCGAACTGAGCGGGTACATCTCGGCATCCTACGCAGAGCTTTACGACATTCTAGTTCAGTCTGGGCTAGTTTATTTTACGCCGACGATGCAAACGATCACGAGTGTCTCGGGGACAGAGAACTAT